TAGCAAATACAGCAGACAATGCAATAAGTCTTCGCGTCCAAGCAAAATGTTTATCGTTCTTACCTGCTTCACGTGCTTGCTGTACGAACCCTGCGTTAGCGTTAGCACGTTCCATAAGCATTTTCTGCTCTGCTTGTCTGGCCTTTATACTCTGGCCCCATATGCTCATGACTCCACCTAATACGGTAGAGCCTAGCATTGTGATTAGTTCGAGTGGTAATCCTAGCATTATTTAGCCAACTTATTATATCTGTTTGTCCAACCCTTACCATGCTTATTCCAAGTAGCGGCAGGTTTGCTGTAACCTTCTGTACCCTCTTTTAATTCACGCAAGTATTCATCCTTAAATTCTTTTTTTGTGAATTTAGCATTACGCATAGCTGCTTTTGTTTTTGGACCCATGATGCCATCAGGTGTTAGCCCCATAAGGTTCTGCATAGCGCGTACACCTCTTGATTCACCCATATACACAGCGTGGAATACAATCTCTTGTACCTCTTCAGGTAGAGTGTTTATTTTGAAGCGATCATAATAATGCTGACCCGCAATCTTTTTAGCCTTTTCTTTAGTCAAAGCTTTCATATCGGCTACGGTAGGGGTTCTACCTAAAGACTGCGCTAGAATAGGGGCAGAAATACCATGATTAGTACCTACAAATTGCCCTTTGTAATAATTACCTTTATCATTTTTGTCAGTAGAATACCCACCTTCAGCTTTGAATACAGAATCTATAAGCTCTTCTTTAGTGGGTGCTTTTACTTTAGCCTTTAGGTGTTTAGGTCTAGCCATAATACCCTGCTGATCTGCAGCTTCTGCTTTAGGTGACACATCAATAACACCATCGTTGTCAGAACGTACATATCGAATGTTGCTAAGACGTGACTCTAATGAAGCCCCTTCATCCATAGGTGGAAGCTCTTCTGTTGTAACCTCAGACTGTTCTGGCACAGCGAAGTCACCCTGTTGCTCCAACCATTTAGGTTTATCGGATAGTGATTCTGTAATACCCCAGTCTTTACGGTATGATCTAGCTTGTTCAATACCTTCCAGTAAGCTCTGCTGATAATCAGGGGATAAACCTGTAGTGTCTACACCCATACCAGATAGCTCTTCCTGAACACGCTTAACGTTCTCTTGTGTCTTCTGACGTGTGTATCCACTTAGCCAAGCCCACCACGAAGCAGCATCCATTTTGTCACCTTTTGGTGGCTTCATAACACCTTCGCTATCAGCTTTTATTGCTGTATTCATTTGAGACAAGTTATCTAGATCATTAACCATGACCTTTGTATCATTATATTGTGAACCAAAGATTCCAGCCATTACAATTATTCCTACCTTCACGATAAACCAAATATCTTTTTCAAACCAAGCTCTACAACAGTATTAGCGATAGTACCCCAGCCTTTACCTTTAGCTGTATCTACCTGCGCCTGTATCTCTGCTTCTGACATGGCGTTACGCATACCTTGTAGCACAACCTCTAAATCACGTTCAGCCTGTGATTCACCTGCTCTAAATGCGTAGCTGATTGTATCACGTTCCATCTGTACAGCAGCATTGTAGGCTGTCTCTGTCATCTTACTCGCTTGGATAGCTGCATCACGGTTCATCTGATTCTGTGCTGCAGTCTCTGCTGTAGTAATAGATTGGAACCATTGTGCGTTAGCTTGTGCGATTACAAGTTGGTTACTAGCATTAAACTGCTCACGTGCTGCTTGTTGTGTAGCGTTAAACTGTGAGATAGCGTTTGCTTCACCAGCGTTAAAGCGATTGATCTGATTAGATTGTTCTGTGTTGAAACGCTCTACTTGGCTAGATAGGTTAGCAAAGAATTGATCTGTCTGGTTCTGAGATGAAGCGTTAAACTGACGTGCAGCATTCTCTGCAGCCGCATCAGATAGCAACGTACTAGTCATCTGTTGTGCTTTAAAGATAGCAGTTTGTTGCTTGTTATCTAGGTTAGCCATATCCATCTGCAAGAACGCTTTAGCGTTTTGTACTTGTGCTTGCTGACGGTTATTCAAGTTAGTTATATCCATCTGAGCCATAGTAGCAGCATCTGCCATTACTTTAGCTTGGCGGTTAGATAGGTTTGCTAAGTTCATGGTTTGAGCCATTTTAGCATTCTCTAGAGCTACCTGCTGTTCAGCAGTAAAGTTCATGTTAGCAATTTCGCTAATCTTTGCAGCGTTACGAACCTTAGTTTCAAACTCTTGGTTAAATTCCATATTAAGGAATGAAGCACGTTGCTTGGCTGATTCAATAGCGACTTGCTGTTTGTTAGCTGCATCCATCTGTGCAATAGGTAATGCAGACTCCATAGCAGCTTGTACAACAGCCATACCTGCCATAGATGATGCAGATAGGCCACGTGCAGCCATCTGTGCATTAGCGGCTCTCATAGCCCCTGCAGCCCACGCAGGTGTAGCACCACCTTGGAAGTCCTGCATAAGGGTGTCTAGTTCATCTTTAACTGATGCAGCTTCTAGAGAGTCTGTACCATAAATGTCTTGTACTTTCTGCTGATCTACAGTAGTACCAGAAATCATCTCTCCAGTTTCTACCTGACGTGTTGGCGCATCTTGTACCTGCGCTGCTTGCCCTTGTGCAGCTTGTAGTCCCAGTTGTGATATCTGCGTAGGGTCACCTTGTGCAGCTTGTACTTGAGCATCTGCGCTTACCGTACCTTGTGCTGCCTGTGTCTGGTCCATTACTTGCTGTACACCTTGTTCAGCAGTAGCAGCAGTAGTTGTAGCAGCAGGAGTTACAGTAGGTGCAGCAGCGGGTGTAGCAGAGGCAGCGGTTGTAGCTGTAGCCTGTGGAGCAGCACCAGCCTGACCTGTACCTGCAGCAATAGTACCTTCAGCTTTATCAGCATCATCAACAGTTGCTGCTGTACCTTGAGTAACCATGCTCATAGGATCGCTTGTAGCACCCGCTTGCATCTCTGATAGTGATTTAGTGTCGGTAGCTGTCATAGCAGCAGAAGCATTCTGTACTTCTGATGAAGCAGCAGTAACAGCAGCCTGTGCTTTACTTACAGCATCTACAAGGGATTGATCATTAGGGTTTGCACCTAGTGCTTGTTGGGCTTTTGTAAGCTCATTTTGTGCGTTAGCGTACTTCTGTTGTGCTGCGTCTAGAGTAGCTTGACCACCAGAGGCGAAACCTTTACGTTTAACCATACCACCGTATGCCATACCAATACGCTTCTGAGCAGCTTCAGCCATCTTACCGACACGTGCTGCAGCAGCAGGGTTAGCAGCTAAGTATTTAGCTTGTTCATCACCTTGCATACCTTGCATCTCAGGTATAATCTTACCCATCTGTTCTGGGGTGAACCCTGCAAATCGTTTAGCCATAATTATTTATTCCCTATTTGCATCCACACAGATGCTGCTATGAATGATAGCAATGCTACTGTTGATATTCTTACTACTGTTTGCCAAATGCTTTTCTTTGTATCGCGGTATGCTTCGAGTAAAGTACGCATCTCAAGTAAGTCTTTATGTGCGTCATCATCTTGCAAGCCTAGAGACTTTAGTGCCTCTTTAGCACCACGCCTAGCTGCACGATCAAGCATAGCCTCTAGCTCTTCTGGTGTCAAGTTGATAGACATTATGCACTACCAGCAGCCGTAACATCACCCTCTACCTCAAGCGCACCTGCAGAAGAGAGTTTAAACCTGTCTACACCGTTATACTTAAACTTTAGGTCTGTACCAGACTGATAAATAACCCAACCTGAACCGTCACCACCACCAAGATCAACTTCGTCTGCATCTACTGTACCAACGTCAATGTCGCCAGAACCATCACCTGCTACTGCTGAGTCTACATATGCTTTTACAGACTGCTGTGTAGGTATAAGAGTTGCGCTGTTAGATACCATATCATCTTCATCAGCGAAACCTGTAATGGTTGTAGTGCCATCAGTTAAACCTGTGCCAAACTGAATAGTAGTACCTGTTACTGCTGCAGGTGTAGTACCACCAATAATACCATCAACGTTACCTGTAACATTACCCGTTAGATTACCTGTTACATCACCTGTCAAATCTCCAGTTACGTTACCAGTTACATTGCCTGTTACGTCACCTGTTAGATTACCTGTTACATCACCTGTTACAGCCCCTGTAAGATCACCAGTTACATTGCCTGTTACGTCACCTGTTACATTGCCTGTTAGATTACCTGTTACGTCACCTGTTAGATTACCTGTTACGTTACCTGTCAAAGCACCAGTAACATCACCAGTAACATTACCTGTAACATCACCTGTAACATCACCTGTCAGGTCACCAGTAACATTACCTGTTACATCACCAGTTAAGTCACCCGTTACATTACCCGTAACGTTACCTGTTAAATCTCCTGTGACATCTCCTGTTACGTTGCCAGTAACATTACCTGTTACGTCACCCGTCAAATCGCCTGTCACACCACCTGTAGCAACGACAGCACCTGTTAATGTAGATGCGCCTGTTACCTCAAGTGTACCAGCAATAGATGTGTTACCTGTGGCTGCAGCAATAGTAACTTTATTCGTGTTAATATCAAAGTCACCATCAATGCCAACTGCACCTGTGACATCAAACGTACCTGCAACAGTACCGTTCTCGTCTACAGTAAGGTTATCTACATTAGCAGTACCGTCTAGCCACAAGTTATTCCACTCTTGTGTAGATGAACCTAAGTTATAACCTGATGCTTCTGGTTTTAAGTCACTATCAATATCAGCTTGGAAGTCTACAGTATCTGTAGCAGCATCACCAAAAGTTAGGTTACCTGAAATAGTAGCATCACCAGTTACAGTAAGATCACCACCAATAGATACATTTCTAGTTACAGATATATCCTGTCCAACAAGAACGTCTGTACCAAAGTAACCATTACGCCATTGTAGTGTACTCTTACCACTATCAATAAGGTTGTTGTTCTTTGGGAACACAGCATTACTTGTAACCTCTAGCTCTTGACTAGGGCCAATGCTTTCAATAGGCGCACCACCACCTGCAGTACCATCATGTGTGTGTCCTGTGGATGCGTTAAAAGCACCTTCGATTGCATCATATTCATCGTTGAAGATGTCGGCATCAATAGGGTTGCCGTTAGCTAACTGTCCTGTGGTATCCTGACGTGTATAACCTGCCATGTGTTACGTCCTTACTGTCTATCGTTTGTCTTAAACTCTAGAACAGCCGTGTCCAGAGTGAATGTTGGATTAGTTGATTCGTCTGATATTCTTAAAGCTATTGTATTACCTGATCCTAAAATATTAGTTGGGTATATTCTTTCTAACGTACCACCAAATGAAGCACCGGGCGGTGATGTTGCACCAAATAAACCACCACCACCAAAGAAAGCTACAGCACCTAATGATGCGGTAGATATATTAATAACATCTGGTTGAATAACGTTATTACGTGATGTGGATTCAAAATCATATTTTACGTTAAACGATAAAGCCATGTCACCTACAGGGTTAATATACCAAACAGCTTTATAGAAAGTTTTTCTTACCTGTGGGTCACTAATAGGCATATACGCTGATTCAAATATAGCCTC